GGAGGAGTGATGATAACATCAGGATCAGCAAAAGCAAACTTAACTTTTGTGCTCGTACCTTCACGAAGGATCATGTAAGCATCATGCTTCAGATCAATGTCTGGATCACTCATGAGGTCCACACCATGCAGGAATTGAGGAAGATCATAGATACCAAAGTCTTTCTCAAAGTTTTCACCAACCTCTGCCTCAGCAAGGATGTTCTTCATTACGGAAATGGTACGAAGTTTGGAACCTTTCTTTACCAGAATTGACTGGTTAATAGAAGAAAAGTTTTCAAGTAATTCAAGAGTTTCTTTAGAAAGTTTCATATCCACGCTCGATAGTCTCCTGGTCTAAGCCATAAAAGTGATAGAGAAGAACAGCATAATGGATGATCTTCTTGATGTCCATTCTAGCAGATCCCTTCTTGTTATAACGGGATGCATACTTAAGAATGTTGCCACGACAGAACGCAGCACCGTCTCCACAGGATTCAATCAGATCAAGTGTCTGAATGCCGTTGGAAGCATTGTAATGAGCACGATATGTGCCACTGATGTATTCTTTTACCTCTTCAAGAATTTTATCTTCGTCATACTTATAAACATTCTTATATGGTTTGGGTTTTTCAACCTCATCGTTTTGCTTGGGCCAAGCAAATCCATCTGCAGTCAATTCATAATTACTATTTTCTGGGGTATATTCAAACCCACCATTTTGTTTTACCCATTCGAGTTCATCTTCAGGACCGTACATTTCATCATATAGGAGAGACCATGAATTCATTGTAGCACTTCCTCAGGTGAATTGCAAGTCGAATATATTAAAACTCATTGAGATTCTAGTCACATCACTTTTGAATGGATAGACGCAATGAGCAAGATCACCAGGAAACATGTATAGATCTCCTGTTTGTGGTATTACTTTGGCATATCCAGGACTGAACATTGATTTACTATGGATAAACTCCAGCATACCAGCAGAAAATGTATTAGTTTTATCCACCCACTGTTCCCGCTCGTTACCAATCTCCTCAGGAACATCAATAAATGCAACCACACTCAGAGTACCGTCATGAACATGCAGGGGATTAAACTCATGCTGTTTCATATAATTAATCCAAGGACCAGGACCCAGATGATAAGTGAACCCTTCACCACCCTTATTAACCTGGTCGCAGAATTGTATGATGTGATATTCAACAAACTTGAGGAAAGCAGCTTTATCGTCTACAACTGCCTCATTTTGAGTTTGAATATTGCCAGCAAGACCATAACCGACAGATTCGCTATCTACAGATTTGTTAGCAATATCCTTGAGCATTGAAAGATGCTCCTCAGACATAGCAGTGTGATATATCGGAGGACCGAAAAAATTAAGAATCATTTTCTAAGGTGTTAATAGTATCAGTGTTTACAGTAAAATCTACATCAGCATCAACTTTGTCGTAGAGATCAAGGAATGCAATCTTAGTCTCATCATCGAAACGATTCAAACAAACCTCAATGGCTTTCTGCTTATCATTCCAGATAGAGTAAGCACGAGCAATGTGAACAAGACGGCGGGTAGAAATAATCTCATCAACTCCACCATCATAGAAAGTCTTACGAATAATATCTGCCCAGTCTACAAGACGCTGACAGAACTCAATTTCCTTACAGTATGACTCAAGAATTTTTTGCTCAAGTTTGGGAGTTGGATATGCCTGCTCAAAGGTTACGGGGAACCTCTCAAGGAAAGCTTCATTGAGAACATTGGTTCCAATAAACCGACCATCTTCAGAACCCTTACCCTTAGTATTAGCAGTGGCAATGACATTGAATCCGTCTGTGGGTGTTACATACTTACCAATCTTCTTCAGGAACACACCCTTACCTTCAAGGATGGACTGGAGACATAGAATTTTGTTGGAAGCAAGGTCAACTTCATCGAGTAGCAAGACTGCTCCCCTTTCAAGTGCCTCCACGACAGGTCCGTTATGCCAAACAGTTGACCCATCGACAAGACGGAAGCCACCAATAAGATCGTCTTCATCAGTTTCAATAGTAATGTTGACACGAATTAATTCACGACCAAGTTGAGCACATGCTTGCTCAACCGATACGGTTTTACCATTACCCGACAACCCGGTAATAAAGCAAGGATAAAAAATACTAGACTTAATAATTTTTTTAATATCCGAGAAGTTGCCAAAGGGAATATAGTTAGAATCTCTCGATGGAATCAAATTATCATTAACTGCTGGTACAGCAGAAGGAGCAACATATGTCTCTTCCAGTTTTTCTTGCACTGTCAGTTCCCATTTTCCACGAGCAGTCTTATATTCACTAAGCTTGTTAGCAACGGTTTGATAATTTGCGCCATTCATCTGACACCATGCACGAATATCCGCTGAAAGAATAGACTCCCCATATAAAGATTGTAGAGAAGAACGAATAAATTCTGTTGAGAGAGCCATGTCGTTTGTTTGGTATGTACCTATTATAGAGCAGAATGGGGCAGAGTCAGGGGCAGAGTGGACAGTTGATTAAGCGACCATAGAAATAAATTCATTCAAGACCCTCTTGTTCATTTTCTTACTAGATAAAGACTTCCTAAAAGCATTTTTAATTTGAGATTTTGATGCATCTTCTTTTACTTCAAACATTGTTTCATTAGAAAGTATTGATCCACCAAGAACAAAGTAAGAATCATATCCACAATTTTTTAAGGAGAATGATTTAGTCTTCCTCCAAGATACTCTTGCAGCTGCTGCTTCATCATAACTATTAGTATACTGATTAATCATGTTAGAAGACCCAGTTCCAGATCCGATAATACGAAATCCAAGGATGTTGACATCAGGATAGGTTTCTTTAAGATCATCCAACATACATTTTGTGAATGTATTGTAAATATATGATAGACGCCTAACAGTTCCAGTCTTCAAATTACGGAGAAAAGTGTTATCACTAATCCTACGATGACGAATAGATTCTTCATGCTCCCAGTTACGGCGCAATACTACTGTACGGGAAGGGATTGGAGCTTCTCCATCAGTAAGAATGACACAATTTAATTTTTCAACACCATACCTTTTCTTGAAGTCAGGGATAATATTATGAAGAGTAATAATAGCTTCGTTTAATGGTGTGCCAGAGAGGTACATACGAGGAGGAGTAACTCCAGAGTGATCGGTAAACGAAGATGCAATTTTCCAAATGTTTCTCATCTGAATATCTGCAGTAGAGTTATTTACCTTACTAGTCAAAATGTTGAGCATTGAGAACTCATCATTGATCCAAATAGTTCCTTCTTTCTTTTCAAGAGAGGAAAATCTACCAGCCTTATAATTCCACTCTTGAGTAAAAGCATATACATCATATGGAATACCAACTTTACGGCAGAACCAAATCAAGCTGTACAACTGTTTAATAGTAGAGAGAAGCACATCTGCCATAGATCCAGACCAATCTAAAACAAATATAAGTCCATGATTTTTCCCATCAGGAATTACAGTAACTTTTTTGAAGAGATCATCACTATACTTATATGAATGTAGTTTAGTGCAATCAAGTACACCAGTACGACTAGTAGTTGCACGAGCATAAGATGATGCAGATTTTTTACACTCAAATTCCTTTACAAGATAATTAACTTCCTTTGCAGATTCTTTCTTAAATTTATTAAAATCAATGTCTTGAACTAACATTCTGGATTCTGCATGATGCTTATACCAAGAATGAACATTTTCTTCTATTGCACTTTGAGCCCATTCTGACCAACAGTTCTGAATATACTCATGTATTTCTTTAGCAGACACAACACTATGCTTGATATTAATCTCAGGTATTGTTACATAATTGAATTCTTCCTCAGTCATCTTGGCAAGACTTTTCAACTTCTCTTTGAGAGAGTCCGCTGTTTTAGATTCCGTTTCATCAGTAGCAGTTTCTCCCCCACCAGAATCTTTATCTTCGCCTTTTTCGGCAACATTCTCAGTGTCTTGCTCACTATCTTGCTCACTATCTTGCTCGGTGCTGTCTTCAGATTCCCCTTCCTGAGAAGTAGGAGGTGCTGGTTCTGTTGATTGATGTTCAGACTCTTGAGTAATTCCAGATTGTTGATTGTTCTCAGGGATATTAGTAACACTTTCGTCATTCACAAGAGTATTAAGAATCTTAGCAGCCATCAAGGCATCATCAAAAGTCTCAGCGTTTGCTGTTGCATTAACAACTACCATCTCTTCTTCAGAGAATTTTATATTAATATGGGTGCCAAGTTTGAAATGTAAATTGATTCTATCTGCAAGAGAAAACTTATCTAAATCAGCATCTTCAATATCAAAGAAGTCACTATCGTTTAGATCACTATATCCACGGTAAAATGTTTTGGAAAGACCGGCATACTTACGCTTCATCAATTTCTCAATGCGAGCATCCTCAGTAATGTTAACAAATGTCTGAGGGACATCACACCACTCTGGTTCCAGAGACCAGTCTCTAGGGTCCGTGAACAAGGCATGTCCAACTTCATGGGCAACTAGGAGGTCATACACATCGATGGACGATATCTGCCAATTGGGAAGGGTTAGAACCCGACGAACCACATCAAACTGAGCCGTCTCAACAGTGCGATGCTCAACGATCAAATTTTCAGTAGCGAGCAGTTTAGCAAGTTTACCTTTGATCTCTTGAAGCATGGTTCTGTCTCTCGTATGTAACCATTATAAAACCCCTGGATGTCGTCAGGGGTCATAGTGTGCCACTTCTTAAACTGTCTTATTGTAATTTGATATCGAGATATTTTCGGTATTCTGGTGGGCCACCTAAATTTATACTACCCTCTGGAAATGTATTTCCTGCAATAGTATATCTATCAGGGTTCTCTTGTGGTTCAACTTCATGCGTAACCCAACTAGGAAAAAATAAAATAGATCCAACTGGAATATTCACTCCTGGTGAAAATTTTACAGAAGTCGCGTTTTGTTCTCCCAAATGCATCCAAGGAGATTCCGAATGGTGATCATAAAAAACTGTTGCAGATCCTTCAGTAAGGTAATGAATGAAGCTCCACCACGACATAGCATGATTATGTCTAGAACTATATCTTCCTACAGTTGTCTTATTAGCCCACATTGAACAAACAGACACCTTATCACAAGACCATTTTTGATTCTCTTTTATATTGGATATTTGTTCGTTTAAATACTCAATATAAAAATCCAACTCTGGAAGTTTATGTATATTAGTATTTGTAGTTAGAGTGTGTGGAAAATCATCATACGAATAATCCATTCCCTTTACAATTTTTAAAACTCTATCATTTAAATCTTTTGGAACTTCCACTCCAAAAAATATTTTTGGAAAGACTGTTAGTTCAATCACAATTCTACCTACCCATCATACAAGCAACACTAACTCTCCAGAAAGGAGTATCTACTTTGATAGGAAGAGCGTCATGAAGTTCGTTTGATCTAAAGACAACAAAATCTCCAGGCTCAAAAGTATAAGTACGATCCTCTATTTGCAGTTCACCTCCCCATGAAGGGTCCCATTGAGGAGTAAGAAATCCAACAACGCTCCAAATAAATTGACCTTTAGCATCACCGTCTGTATGGAAGACAGAAATATTTCCTTTTCTTTGTGCGTTGAATCCAATCGCACCTAGTCCACCAACTGGTAAAGTAAACCCATACTCTTCTTGTATTCTATCACGAAGAACACTCATCAAACAAATAAAGTATCCAGATAAGAAAGGACTGTGCATACCATTAGCATCCATAGCCACTGTTCTTGGATAATGCGTAAGTGGATCATCAACACCGCCATAAGCGCCACCAATTTTCCAAGTCGCATCTGCCATCAAGTGCCCATATATTTGTTC